CTCCTGCGCCACCTGATCCTCGGGCTTCATCAGCTCGTCCGGGTTGACCTTGAACGCCTTCAGGATCGCGGCGAGCTCTGCGCGCTCCTTCAGGTGCGGCACGTAGCGCGGGTTGTTGGTGATGTTCGCAAGGTTCAGCAGCGCCTGATTCTGGATGTCGCGCTCGATTAGCGCCGAGCTGCCGCGGGCGTCAACTTCGTAGTCGCCCTTGATCGCAGGGTCGGGGTTGTTGGCCATCATCCAGTCGTAGTACCGGCCGATGTGCGGGCGAGTGATGTTGTCGTCGTAGAGCTTCACGCGCTGGCGCAGCACCGCGTTGGCGTTGTTGTAGAGCATGACCATGCCGCCCACGGTCTCGGGCGCGCTACCCTGCTCGCCGCCCATCAGCTGCGGGATGCCCGACTCCTGATCGGCGAACTGCATGGCCGCCTGCGCGATTGCCAAGAGCTCCTGCAGGTGCGAGTTGAACTCGAACACGCTGAAGGCTTGGCGCACGTCCTCGAGCTCGTCCTTGGCCAGCCACACCTTGTTGGGCGTGATCTCGTAGCTGCCGTTCTGCGGGATCACCATGGACTTCTTCATGACGATCTGGCCGCCGAGGCTGGTGCGGCCGTTGTCCATCACTTGGCGCCACGCGGCGTTGACCACGCGCTGCTGGTGGTCGAGCTCGTCAGGCAGGGCGTAACCGTAGGGGCTGTCGTCGGCCTTGCGCCACGTCCACACGTCCACCGGCAGGGTCTTGTCGGCGACCCACGACTCCATTGCGCCCACCACCTTGTCGTTGATCATCAGCAGCACGCCGAAGGTCACGTCGGTGAGCGGGTCGCCCGTGCGGGAGCTCAGAGCCTCCATCTCGTCGGGCTCGATCTCGCCGTGGTAGGTCCACATCTCGTAGCTGTCTTCTTGGATCACGTCACGCAGCACGCGGCCCTCGGCCACGCGGATGCGGTTGGGCGGCTGGCGCAGCACCTCACGCAGGAGCTCCGCGTCGTAGCCGGGCAGGCCCACTAGCGCGCGGATCTCCTTGCGGGTCACGTTGCGGCGGAACCAGAAGCCGCGGCCGCGCTGATGATCGTTGCCGCACGCAGGGTCGAACCAGACGTCCCACGGGTCAAGGCGCATCGAGGCCGGCACGATGGTCTCGTTGATCTGCAGCACCTGCGTGCCATCGGGCTGCGGCGACCAGATCTTGCTAGTCTGGCGCGACGGGAACGGACCGTAGAGGATGCCGGTGCCCAGACGCACGCCGTCCTCAACCAGCTTGCGGCTTTCGCCGTTGAACTTTGACTCGGTCAGCGTGTCGTCGATCGCATCGCGCATAGCCTCGGCGGCCTTCTTCGCCGCCTCGAGCACCACCTTGGCCTCTTCGGCCGCGGTCATGCCGGTGGGCTCGCCGGTGTTCGGGTCCACGGTCGGGCGCTGATCGCCAACCATGTTGGCCACCTCGGGGATCGGCGTGGGCTTGATGTCCCAGTTGCGATCGTCGACGGGGAAGAGGATCTCGCACATGCGGGCGATCGCCTGATCCACCTTCGGGCGCACGATGTTGATCACCACCCGGCTGCGGTTGCCGTCGGCGACCTTGCGCGCAGGCGGTCCGTTGCGCAGGGTGTTCTCGAACTCACCGGTGCTGTTGGTGTGCTCGCCGAAGTAGAGCTGCGCGTTATGGCGCCAGCGCTTCTCGACATCGGACATGGCGCGCTGCTGCACCCAGCGGTCGCGCATGGCGGTGAATTGCCCGTGAAGGCGGGAGGCGGACTCGCGCTGCATGTCCTGCAGCTGCTCTGGCGTGATCATCCGCCCGTCCTCGAGCTCGATGGCAACGCCGGCTGAGGCGTCATTCATGTTCATCAAAAACCTCCGGTCGGCGTCTCTTGCGGAGCGTTCTTTTGCTCCCACCAGTTGTCGGCGACCTTGATGTCGCGCTGCGGCTGGCTCCAGAGCAGGTTCTTTTCGTACTCGCCCATGCCGGCTTGGTTGTAGCTGTTGTAGGCGTTCTTGACGTTCTGGAAGGCGGCGTTGGGGTCGGGCGCAGCAGGCGTGGCAGCAGGCGTGGCCGGGATGAGATTTCCAGAGTCCCGCAGTTTTGACACCAGTCGCGCCAGACCTCTCGGTGTTCTCATGCCCTGCCCGGCCGGGTTCTGAGGTTGCGGCGTGGGCGCCTCTTCTGCGGACATGAAACTGTCGAACCAAGCCGCGTCCATTTTCGGCGCTGGCTGTGCGTTCCCACCATTACTAAGGCGACGGGCGAACTTGGATAGGATCGCCTGATTGCCAAAGCCGCGGGGCTCCTTCCGTGGCTGCTGGCTGTAGGCGTTCAGCGAATCACGCGCGAACTGGGAAGCCAGCGTCGAGGCCTCGGCGTCCTTGCCCAAGCGAATGGCGTTGGTGTATTGCAGGATCACACCTTGCGCGACCTGCGGCGGCATCTGCATTACAGCCTTTGCCAGCTTTGGGTCTGCGGCTTGCATAGCGCCCCAGCCAGCATCAAGCACAGCGCTGCCGTCGGAGCTGTTGCGTGCCAACTTCGAAAACCGTCTTGACAGAACAGAGCCCGACTTAATCGCATCCTGAAAACTCATGATAATTAACCCCTTCTCGTGTAGTTCGGATTGAACGCAGCCAGCTGAGCGGCGCGTTCTTCGTCCAACTGCGCCAGCGTCTTCTGGCTTCCGGTGTTCAGTGCGGCACCGAACTCCGCGCGTCGAGCCTGACGGCGTGCGGCCATCCGCTCCTTGGTCTGCGCGCTGGCGGCGGCGAACTCTTCCGGGCTCATGCCCATGCGCACAGCACGCTGCGGCCGCGTGGCTGGCGTCGGGGGCGTGGGGGTGTTGTTGCTTGACGGCACGCCAGCCTTGGCAGCGATGGCCTCGGGCTTGTTCGCTGTGCGGCCTGAGCTGCGGCCTGAGCTTCTGCCGCTGCTGCTGCTGCACGCTTCTCCATCGCCCGTTTCACCGCGTTTGCAATCAAGCTGCTTAGCGCCATTTCGCCACCTTAATATCCGACCACGTTGTCCAGAATTTCCCACGCGGCCTCTGCGCCGGTGGGCACCTCCCACTCGTCCTCATCGGGCCACGGCAGCGTGAGACTGGGCTCGTCGATGCGAGCCAAACAGTCCATGCCGTCATCAAAGCGGCCCACCGGGAAGGTGGCGTATTCGACGTCGAGGAGCTCTTGCACGAGCTCCTTCTGCTGCCCGCTCACGTCGGTGTAGTTCAGTTGCTGCGGCAGCCACATGCGCCCATGCTCGAACCACGGGATGAGCCGGCGGATGCGCGCGTTCTTGTCGACCTGACCGCCGACCTCGGTGATCTTGAAGCGGTACTGACGGCGCTCCATGTCGGCCTGAATGTGCGGGATGTCAGCCTGCATGCCATAGCGCTCGTAGCGCACCTGCACGGGCTTGTGCTTCTTGTGCAGGTCGAAGAGCTTGTCGGCGCGCTGAGTGAGCGTCAGGCGATCGATCACGCCGTCGACGAGGTAGGCGTTGCCGTCAGCGGCAAGGCCAACCACCCACATCACGGTGCGGTCGGACTTCTTGCGGCTGTTGCCCTTGACCTGCGGGTCGCCGGCTGGGTCGACGAGGATGATCTTGTTGAGCTTCTTGGGCGCGGTGTTGTAGCGCGTGATCCAGCTGCGCTTGAACTCGGCGCCCTCGGCCGGTCTGGGCTCCTGCTGGTACAGCGAGATCCACGATCGCGGGTCTTGCTGGGCTTGGCGCACCATCTCGTCGGTGAACCACTCCTTCCACAGTCGCTCGCCCGGTTCGCGCCCGAGCGGGTCGTTGTCGGCGGCGATCATCGGCAGCTTGATGACCTTCCAGCGCTGCGGCTCGCGCTCGAGGATGCGACCTGCGAGGTCGTCCTCGTGCCAGCGGGTCATGATCACCACGATGCGACCGCCCGGCTTCAGGCGGGTCAGCAGGTCATTGGTCCACCATTCCCACGTCTTTTCGCGCACGCGCTCGCTGTCGGCGTCCTCGCGGCTTCGCACCGGGTCATCGACGACAATCAGATCTCCGCGGCGGCCGGTGACCGAGCCGCCCACGCCGACTGCGGTGTATTCGCCGCCGTGGTTGGTGCCCCAGCGCCCGGCTGCAGTGCTGTCAGCGGCCAGCGCCACCGTCGGGAATAGCGCCTTGAACTGCTCGTCATCCACACCGTTGCGCACCCGGCGACCGAACCGCTCGGCCAGCTCCGCGGTGTGCGAGGCGGCGATGATGGAGAGCTGCGGGTTGCGCCCGGCGAAGTATTCGGGGAAGTACACGCTGCCGTAGGTCGACTTGGCCGAGCCCGGCGGCATCATCACGAGCAGCCGGTCGCACTCGCCCTTCTCGACCTCGTCCAGCGCCGCGGTGAGCAGCACATGGTGCGGGGCGAGGCTCTGATCCTCGGGGAGCCGGTAGCCGCAGTAGTGCGTGAACGTCTCTCGCGCCTTGCGACGGGCGAGCAGTTCGGCGGCGGCCGAGGCGGCGCTGATCACTCGGCGTCCCCTTGGGCGCCGCGGGCGGCGATCTCGAGGAGCTGCTCGTCGGTCAGGGCCAGCACCTTGAGCGGTCCGCCGTCCTTGCCGGTGAGCTCCACCGCCGACTTGTCGTTGTAGGCCGGGTTGAGCTTTCCGGCGATCTTGATGTTTGTGTCGATCGCCACCTTGAGCCCGGACACCTCGCCACTCATCGCGGCATCGCGGCTGTAGTCGAGCGCCTGCTCGATCAGGTGGTGCGAGCGGTGCTCGTTGGCCACGCGGTAGGAGTGGTGCGTCTCGTCGGAGGTCATGAGGATGTCGCGCAGCTGCATCGGCGTGACCTTGAAATCCAGCGAGCGCGCGATTGCGGCGAAAGACTCCCCTTCGACGTAGCGCTCGAACACCTCGTCAGCGACGAGCAGCACGCGAGCGCGGAGCTCTGCCTGCTGGGCGCGCTTGACCTGCAGGTGCAGTGCGATCGGTGAGGGTTCTTTTCTCATCTCAGTGCGTGTCGGGTGGCCTGCGACACCGAACTCCTGCGGGAGACGGACGCATCGGGACGGGCCGCGGCCAGAAAACAAAAAGCCCGCTTGCGGCGGGCTTGACTTTCAGGGCGCAATGTCCCGCGAGCAATCTACAGCATTGTGATACAGCGGTCAATCATCGATCGACTGCGGCAGAACCTGCAGTCCGCTGCGCGTGCAAATGGTCAGGAATCTCACGGCGGCCTCCATCGCCTCCTTGTTGCTCTTCATGCCCCACTGCTGGCGCAGGTAGATCAGCCCCATGGCGACGTCTGGCGACATGATCACGTTCATGTAGCGTGCGCCGGCGCGCGCGCGGAAACTGCGCATTCTGTTGCGCAGGGATTCACGGTACAGCTCCTGTCGGTTTGTGACCGCGAGCTCTTCCTTACTCAAGCGCGGCATCGACTCTCCTCGCGATGTCCTGCACGGCCTCGGCCAGCAGGGTGTTGTCTCCGGGTTTGGCCGGAACGCGGTCGCGCGCCCACGGCCGGAATGTGCGCAGCAGCACCCGGTAGTGCTCGGGCTTGTCGCGCTGTAGCGCCTCGACCGCGGCGGCGATGGCCTCCACCTCGGCCGGGCTGTATCCGGTGAGCTCGAGCTCGGTGCTGATCTCGATCAGCCCCTTGAAGCTCGGGCACACGGCCGGCATGCCCAGCGCGATGCGGGTCTCGCGCCAGTCAGAGGCTCCCCAGTCGGCGAGCAGCTCCACGGCCCACGCCGGCCCGAGGCTCACGCTGCGAGCCTCCAGAGACGCGGCTGCCACCGGGAGCTTTTGTGCGAAGTGACCTGCCCGCGCTTCTCGAGCTCTTGCAGCACCTCGCGGGCGGTCTTGTCGGAGCAGTTGAGCTCGTTGGCCACCTGCATGGCGCTGACTCGGCCGATGGTGTGGATGGCCGACAGCGCGTCCCGAATCTTCGCCTCGCGGGCGGCGCTGGCTGCGGCGGCGTCGACCGACGGAATAACGCGGGCTGCAAGCACCTGCTCGAGGAGCGTGGGGATCATGCGTCACTCCTTGCTCGGATGGCCGCGGCGATGGCCTGCGCGCCGTAGCCTTCTGCGCCCATGGCCTCGACGAGGCAGGCGATCTCCTCGCGCTCGGCATCGAAGGCGAGCTCGAGCATGCGTTTGATCTGCTCGGGGTAGTCGGCCTCGGCACGGCGCTTCGGATACGGCGCCACCTCGGACAGCCACAGTGCGGTGGTTTCGCTCATGCGGAGCCCTCCCATACAGGCGCCCAGCGCACCTTCGGCTTGTTCGGGTCTCTGGTGTGCTGGAGTTCGCGACGAACCATGCCAAGCGTCTCCATTCGCAGCAGGTGGTTCTTGGCCAATGCGGTGGTGGTGTTGAGCGCCACCGCGATGTCGAGCAGGGTGCCCGGCCCGGTAGCGCGCAGCTCGTCGAGGATCTTGGTCATGTACTTCCGGCCGTACACCTTCGGCTTGCGCGGCGGCGCCTCGGCACGCGCTTGGGCTTTCTCGGCTTCTCGGCGCGCCAGCACGGGGGCCGGTGTCGGCGGTGGGGCGACGTGCCCCAGCAGCATCAGTAGGTCGCTCACAGGTTGCGCACCCACAGGTAGAACCCCACGCTGGCGGTGAAAATCACCGCCCAGATCACGGTCTCGACCCAGTTCCAGCCCTTTTCGAACTCTTCGCGGCGCAGGTTCGACTGCCGGCGGAAGCGGTAGTGGTCGAGGTTGATGGGGCCGCCTTGGAAGGGTGTCAGTCGCTTTTGCATCTCATTCTCCGGTGCGTTGTATAACCTTTGTGATGCTACCAAAATCATTGTGATACTTCAACGGTCACGAGCACCGCACCGCCCTTCACAACCTCTGGTGCGATCTCGATCGCGAGGCGCCAGTGCCGGT